TAACTAGCATTACTTCACCTTCACATAATCCATAGCGGTTCTAAGAAGGTTGTCGTAATCGCCCGACATACTTTCCTCAATGTATTTGTCTATGTCTTCTCTAGTTGCACCAGCTTTCCTGAGTGCCTTTTGCACCTGAGCCATTATTGCGAAAGCGTTTCCGTCCTCGCCTGTCAGTTGCACCTCTACATTGTATTTAGCCATTTTCTTTCCTTTCCCTGTTGCCCCTTTTGGGGTTGTGTCAAGTCTCTAGGGTTGCGGATAGCGTGTCAAGGGGTTTTGGGCAGTTGTTATCGTTTCGTTATCTTTACCTGTCGGGGCAACTTGACAAGTCTGCTAAATTTGCGAAACCGCCTGTTTGGGGATTAGTTAGGGGCGAGCCCGTTTTTGAGCCCGCCCCTAATTTTGAACCGAACCGAATAATTTCTACTGAGCTACCGAATAATTTTCAGTTCTTACTAAATTCAGCCTTGCCTTCTGGTCCAGCGTGAGTTTGTCGTAATAAGACAACCAGTCTGAGTTTAGGTAACTCAGGGCGTGGTAACCGAACTGAGTTTCACCGATAACCGATACAAATTCAGTTGCTCCAACTTTGTCCTGAATTACTTTGACTTTGCCCCATTTTAGTTCCAGAAATTTGTCAAGACTTTTCTGCCAATCTTCCTGAAACTTTGGACTACTCCATTCTTTGTAGTCGGGGTAATTGTAATCATCACCCTTCCTCCAGTCATTATGAGCAACCATAGCGGCTAGGGCGTGACCAATGTGCTTTATGCTCATTTCGTCTTGGTCGCCTCGCCTCCAGATTGAGTTGAGTATTTGTGTGAGTGTGTAGCTTTCTTTTCTCATTGTCTTACCTTTCGTTTATCTTTCCTGTTGAGCCACCGACAATTCCACCTAAGAACCAGCCAAAGATACCGAGCAAACCGATACCAACTCCAGTTGCGGTTGCAAGCGGGTTGCCTTTCCACTCGTAATAATCTTCTGGCGGACTGTCAGCTTCGTGCCGAATAGCCTTACAGAATTTTCTGTAATCGTCATAGTGGATAACACGCCCCCTGTTGGAGAAGTATTCACTTCTGATAGCTTGTTCGTCTTCTTTCGGTGCTTCACTTATCTTTTCTGATACCCAACGGGCATAGGCGTATCTCGCCATTATTTTCCTTTCACATACATTCTTGACACCAGTTTTCCTGGTGACTTACTTTCCACATTGTGTTCTTTCGATACCACTTCAGACACTCGGTGCATTGAGCGTGTGTGAGTTGAAACCTCCAAGTCCGAAAGCTCTGTTGCCACCACCACTTATCTAGCCACCGCATTTCTGGTATGACTATCCGAAACTTCCCGATAGTCACCCTCTGCTTGCAAAAGCTAGCTGAGCTTAGGTGAAACTCAGTTTCGTGCCACTCGGGGCACTTCCAGCACTCGTATTCAGCTTTCATAGATTTCATCACCTTCGTGCCAATAGACAATTGCCCAATAATGGTTATTCAGTTCCTCTAGCTGAAATAGGTCAGATAGTTTTCGTTCTATCCTCAAGCCCTCTGTAAGTGCTTCACCCTTTAGAGTTTTCAAGTGCATTCTCCATTCGCCAATAATGTTTTGTAACTGACCTCTACTAATTTGAAAATCATTGGAGGCAACCTTGTCAGCCGTATGTCTGATAATTTCACATAGCTCAAATTGCTTATGAAATTCCAAATACAACAGACTTAGTTCCGCACCCATAATCTCTATGTAGTCTTCATCAGGCAAAACGGGCATAAAAGATAAATCTTTTATGATTTCTAGCCTGAAGTTACATTCAGGGGTCAGCCCGCCTCTAATGTGATTGACTAGCTTTATTTGTTGCACATAGCTCATTTGTTATTCCTCATAGGTCTTTATCTGATTGACTGATAGAAATTCACCATTGTCAATAAAGTTATTTTGGCGGTATGCCAGTAGTGCTTCTTCTTCGATTTCTTCTCGGTTTGCAAACTCGCCACCTAGGTCAATCGTTGCCCAATGCACATTTCTGACAATTACTTCATACCTTGTTTCAGTCATTCCCTTTCCTTCCCTTCAGTTGCACTTTCTTAGTGTTTCAGGTGAGTAATCAGCGTCATAGTCCTTGCTGTTATTGTCAAAGTTAGGCAAGTCCCCAAGAACCTTGTCGCCCTCAAAGACTTCCCTTAGTAGCTTCTTGGCCTGTCTGCTATTTTTGGCATCAAACCAAGCCTTATAGGTGTCCGTTTCGCTATACCAAAATTCATAAGTTGGCATTACTTTCCCTTTCCTAAACCAGCATTTTCAGTCGGTCTTCAATTGCTTCTTGTAGTGGAGAATCGCCATAGTAGCCCCTGCTCCAGTGCAGATAGGCGATAGCACACTCCATAGCGTTTAGGGCTTCTTTTTGCTTGTCGCCCTCTAGCCTTCCTTGTTGCAATTCAACCAGCGTGTAAAGCGAGTGCCAGTTTTCGTCTTCTAATTCATCTAGGTATTTCTGTATGTTCATTTCTTTTCCTTTCGTGTTACGCCTGTTGGCGTGAGTTCAGTTTGCCACCCGCAAACAGCGTGTCAAGACATTTTTTCGTGTCGTTATAAATCCGTTATAAAACGCTCAGGGGGCTATAAATAAAGAACGCACGCGCACGCCCGTGTATAAAAATAAACCGAACCGAATACCCGAATTTTGAACTGAGCCGAATACCGAATCAAACCGAATCGAGCGGTTTGTTTCCTCGACTTGCGTTGCAGCTTCTATGAGCTGCGGCTAATGGAGAGTTAGGGTCTGTGGCGTTTAGGTGGTCTGCTTGCCAGGGGTCATTGGCTCTGGCTCCATCACCACAAATGTGGCAAACAATTGCTGTCTCTCTGACTATCTTGGCGGCTTTGCGATAGCGGGAGTTGTAAAGGACTTTTTTCTTCTCTGCCGTCCGAATGTCTTTGAGCTGTTGCACACGCCTGCGGTGAACTTCACAGCGGGACTCGGTGCTGAGCTTTCCGCAATCTAGGCAGGGCTTTGAAAATTTCATCCTGACCGAATACTACTAGGTAAAGATAATTACCGACTGAATCTGACTGAATGTTGTGAGAGTGAGGAGAGGGAGCCACCACAAGGGGGGGGCGACTCCCTCTCGCATTCACACGAAAGGAGTGGATAATGAACGAATCACACTCAGTTAGTAACCAGGGAAAGGTGGCTAACTAAATTTATTGTCGCACAAAGTTCCTTGAGATGTCAAGTTATTTCTAGAAGTTTCTGAAAGTGTCAGGAGTTGTCAGATTTTTTAGAGTCAACCGAATAGAAGCCCCCTGCCATAAATTTGATTAGAGCCCCCTGCGGTCTTCTAGTCATTAGCTTGGAACACTTTTTGCATTTGACCTCGGGCTCAAGGTGAATGCTGTGTTGCATCTCTGTGCTATCTCCGCACTCACATACATAAATGTAATTAGGCACTAAAACGGAATCTCCTCGCTTGGCAAGTCACTCATTGAGTGTAAGTCAGTAAAAGGCACCCTGTAGCTGCTCCCCTTGATTTTATATTCTTCTCTCACGCATTCTGCGCCATACATCCAGCCAACCGCTTTGTACGGTTCTCCAGCATAATTATTTTCTGCATTGCGTCTAGTTTTTTTCTCGGGGCCACCAGTTATCAAAATGTATATTTCCCTGTGACCATCTACATCTGACCTAAACCGCATCCCCCATTTAGGTTCCCACTTAGATGTAAAGCAGTAGCGTATCTCGTACCCAGGTATGTCTTTTCTGCTTTTGAAGGTGTTGACGTGTGGCTCGAATTCACTATGCCCAAGCATTCTGGCGGCAGCAATTTCCGCTCCTGCCGCTATTGCGTGTTGCCACATCTCCCAGATGTCACCTTCGCTGTAATTACGGTTTCTCTCTGGTTGACCGAACATTGGAGCTTGCCGCTCATAGCCGATTTGAGCAGCTAAGCCTTCCTCTGTAGGGGACAGCACATACTCCCAATTCACAGTTTGTAAACAGTCCCCGTGAAGTCAACGCCCTTTTCGAGCATAAAAGTAGCCAGCCCTGGCACGGAGTCCTCCCCCGTCACTTTTCTCCACCAGCCTGAGCCGTTGTCGAGAGTAGGGGCCATAACCAAGAACCGAGAGGTGCCTCGGGGCGTAGAGCCCATCTCTGTCACCCGAAGGTGGTGCCAGTGCCCGTGTACCAAGACTGAGGCATCAGCAACAGGTTGCCTACCGAATGCCTGCCCCCGCCACCAAGTCGCCATCATGTCAGGTCGCTTGGCTTGGTGTCCGTGAACAATGCCGAGAATGTGGAAGCCGTCACCGAATACATCTAATGCCAACGACTCGTCGTGTGAGTGAGGTTCTATAAACCGAATACCGAGTCCCGCCTCTTGGCTAAGGCGAGCTAGCTGTCGTCCAATGAAGATACCCCAGTCGTCCGAGGGCTTGCCTATGACCTGTTTGTTCTTACGCCACTGGCAGTGGTTAGACCCAACCGAAGCATAGGTTATGTCGGGGACTTTTTCTGCCAGCATCCGAAGCGTCTGCCACGCAAAAGTAGTCGCTAAATCAACCTGCTCCATAATTGACAAATCTGAGGATTGAAGCTGAGCTAGGTCAGCGGCATTGCCAAAGTTTTCCACAGTGTCACCGAGGTCTGCAAAGATTATCTTTTGAGGCTTCTCTCGCTTGACCATTTCCATAAGGCGGTTCTGCATCAGGGTCACACGCTCAATCAAAGACTGTGAGTTACCCCTATAGTCCACCTTACCTACCTGAAGGTCTGACCACAGCACAACGAGACACCGAGGCTCTGGCTTCGGTAGCTTGGCTACCTTTGCTTTTTTCTTTGCTTCCTGCAAAAGAAGCGGCAGGTCTATGCCTGCCGTTCTCTTACGAAAGGTGAACCTGTACGCTGTGAGCCACTCGCCGTCATATCTCTGCCAGCGTGAAGTACGAGGCGTACCGACAATCTCAATCTCGTCAGGACTGAACCCAGCTTCAATAAGGAATTGGTCAAAGTTAGGCTCGTCAAGGGCAGGGGTTTGCGCCACGCCTTCAACGCCATCAAACTCAATTCCTACCCGAATGTTGGGCGGGCTCTCTACCTTAGGGGCAGGCTGTAGGTTTTCCAGCATTGTCCTAGCCTACTATCTAAAGCAGGCGCATTCCTTGTTTCGGTGCTTACCAATAGTTGTATCTGCCAACTTTAGACCTCGCTCCAATAATGCTCGGGACAGTGTTCTTGCCTGCCACTTTTCTTTATTGTTGACGGCTTCGGTCAAGATTTTGTAGTCTTCTTCCGACAGCTCATCTTTCAAGATGTCTACCTTGCAGTAATAAACCCTGTTCTTGATTGGCTCTAGGTTTTCAAGCATTACCAGTCCACCGTTATGTCATTTTCATCAGCGATAAGGATGTCCACAACCTTGATTAGGTAAGGGCTGTTTCCAGCACCAAGTGCGGCTTTAGAATCTATGTATTCAGCCAGCTCCTCTCGGATGCAATCTAAATCGGCAGACCACACTAGGTGGGGGTCACGGAGGAGCCCAGCGGCCTGCCGAAAATTAGCGTAGATGCGGTCATTCTTACTCATCGCCCACCTCATCTGCTACCTGACGTAGGGGCTCTACAGGGACGTTGATGCCCAGGTCACGCTCGTGTTCCAGGTGCTTCTGAAGTGACCGAATGCGGTTGATGCGGAATCCCGACCAGCGCCTGTCGTCTGTCTCTACAATCGGGGCTGAGATAAGTCCCATCTCTTTGAAACGCTCTACAGCCTTCGGAGAGCGGTTTAGCTGTCTGACCGAATACTGAATGCCAAGCTTGTCAAACTCACGCTTAGTCTGCTTACACTGTACGCAGTTCGGCAGTTCCCAAATAGTTATCTTCACAGCATTGCTCCTGTCTGTCGCATAATTTCTTTCTTGGCGACAATCATTGCTTCTACAGCAGCATCGTGACCTACACGCTGAGTCTTTGTCATTTCTTTAGTCTTGACATTGTGAATCTTATTTGAGATGTTTCTAGCTGCATACTCAGACCCGACACGGATGCCTTGCTGGTACGCCTTATCCATCTGCTTGCCGAAGAAAAAGTCGGCGCAGTCGTACAAAAAATCTGACCAATCACGCCACATCATCGAACTGCCCCCTAATTTCCTTGAGGGCCTTACGAATGACCTCCGCCGTTGTTTGGTTGCCAATGTTCCATTCTCGGTCTGCTGTTTGTTCTAGCTCTTCTAGAACTGAGTTCCAGCCCATATCGTAACCGACTTGAAACAGAGTGTCAGTAAAAAACTCCAACTGACTTTTTATTTCTGAGACTTTCATAGTTCTCCTTTCGATAAACAATCTAAGGGAGCTTTAG